GAAATGTTCGTTGCATCCACTTAATTACCGGATGTCCCGTAAGGGTCAGGAGCGGTGTCAAAATGAATGGCCTCTGGTCGAGATACCGTTGGGTCCAGTGCATTAGGGTTGATTACCCGCATTGGTTCAAACTACACATCCCAAATAAGGAGTATAGGATGAAAGATACTATTGTACCTACCAAAACTGATCTCTATCGCCGATTCTATGCGTACCACATACCTAATGCAATTGCAGAGGGTATGGCCACCGAAATCATCAGATGGATCCAGAATTCTGGTCCAGAATGGACTGTCAAGAGACTTAAAGCCCTTAAGACAGATTTCATTCAGATCCTCGCTGGTAACAAACCCACTTCGCAGTGGATTAAGTACTATCGAGGTGTACCTACAGGTGCATTCGGCAGGTTATTTTCTTATGGTTTAAAGCACCATAAGGAACCGAACCGACTTGCTAGGGTTTTGAACGCCCTGGCTAGTTATACTGCGTTCACAGTCTCTAAAGAGACTGAGAGTCAGCTTAACAAGTTTTATGGGTCAGTTTCATCTGATCCTGTAGACATTAATCTGATTAATGAGGTAGCCTCTCTCATGAAACCAATAGCCCGAAAGCTAAAGGTGAGAGGTGATACTCGTTTGCGCACAGTGAAAGAATATGTACCCGGACCTAGTAAACGTTGTCCTTCTGTAGAAGGAAAAACGGTCCCTGACGGAAAGTGGTTTGAAACAACCAACTGCCTATGGGAAACTAAAATCGGGTCAAACTTGTGGTTTAACTATTCTCAATTCCGTGAGGCTTGTAACCCCATGGAGTAAATTATTGAGTGGAAGATGGAACTTCCGGCACCCTGGATAAATGCAGGGAGCGATAGGCCACAAGAGTTTGTTGGCATTATCGGGCACATACAAGAGCCCGGTATGAAGCTCAGAGCGGTAGCTAACCCGTTCAGAGTATACCAACTTGTTCTTTCACGGCTCGGCGATCAGGTCTATGACCTGGTTAAGACTTTACCATGGGATTGTACCCATGATCAAGACGAGGGAACTCGTTGGGCGCAAGAGCAAATGCTTGCGAACAAAGAGATGTTTGCGGTCGATTTATCGGACGCAACCAATCTTTTCCCGTTATCATTGCAAATAATACTCTTGAAGAGCATACGAGGTATCAACTCAGAGGATATTTCACTCTTTGAAGAAATCTCTACTCTTCCCTGGCTGAGCCGCACCCATGGCTTGGTTCAGTGGACGAAAGGACAACCACTAGGGTTGTATCCTTCATTCGGAGTATTTACTTTAACACATGGCATTTTGCTACGAGCTCTCGAAGAGAGCCTACAGCTACCGGAAGGAAACTTCCGAGTTTTAGGAGATGACGTTGTCATCTCGGATCCTAGTCTCCATAATGCATACCGTGAGGTACTGCAGAAACTAAGAATGCCTGTGTCTGAGGACAAAACTCTCAAATCCCGTGAAGTCACGGAATTTGCTGGCCGGGTTATAACCCGGGATTCTATTTACGCAATAGGGAAGTGGCGACGATCGTCAGATCGAAACTTCTTAACCTTATTGAAGACAATAGGACCAAGGTACTTACAGTTCCTCCAACCTCGTCAGAGGAGAGTTGCAATGTTATATATGACCTTACCAGTACCTATCGGTCTCGGTTGGAATCCAAGTGGATTATCCGCCGATGCCAAATGGGAGCTGGAAGATAAGTATATACGTCTACTAGAGTCTAAGGCGCGGCAACGCGTATTTAGGAGGAAATCCTGGCCTCGGCCCCTGTTTGAAACAGGGTATATCAGCCTTGTATTCGATGAAGAGCCCCGAAGTGATTCACGACCACTTGAAGGGACTTGGACACAAACTATGTCCAGAAGTACTTCATCGCAGAGCGCTAGCTCTGCCTCTATCTATGAGTTACACGTCAGGATTAACAATCTTGTAGGTGTAATGCCCTTAGCCGATTCTCAATTTGACTCACTTAACATGAGCCCGATTGATATATCGAAATTAGTTAACAGACTTACCAGAGTATTGGATCTTTTGCAAGATCATACTATGGGCGACCCGCGAGGGTTGTCTGAACTGGAACTTTGGGAAAGACGCATGAAGCGATAGAATCACCAGGAGGTGACTCCTATTCCCGTAGCTGGGAGCGTGC